CATAGGATGAACGGCTCCGTTCCGCGACTTACTTGCGTCCGATCTCTCGGATGAACGATGGTATAATCATACCATAGATATTTAGTTGTGTCAACTTGTATTGTGCGACACCTATTGAGGCAATTTTTTACGGGGAATTTTTTTAGGAATTCTGGTAATCAAAAGCTCAATTTCAGTTTACTATTTTTTATCAGTTGCTGCAGTGGGATCAGTCCAGAGTCTTGGATTCATCCTACCTTCAGTTTGAGTAAAAGTAATAAAGTCTTGCTTGTATTGATCATAGTAATGATCGAAAAGATCTACTCTCTTACCAGCAATAGTGATGTCAAATTTTGTTATACCATCTTGTGAGTATTCAACTAGGTAAGCAATATATGGGAGAGATTTATCTTCTGCTTCAGAAGGATCACAATCTTTCTTGTATACTCTAACTTTGTCAGCCATTAAGATCGATTACCCCAATTGATAGACGGAAATGCTTCTTGGACACATGCTTTGGTGACCTTCCAACGCTTGCCTAGTTTCTTATCCTTGATAAGGGCAAGCACCTCTGCCTCACCTTCTGTGAGACCCTCTAGCATCTGGATAAACAGTTCCTCACGTCGAGACTGTTTAAGGGTGCTGCTACCGCCCTTGAAGAAGAGATAGAGTTTGCGGTACTCTTTCTCTAGGACAGTGTGTTCCGTCCCTTCAGGGGCATCGTTGGGTATGTAGGGGACTTCTCCTACAGGCAGCATACTTACGATACTCTCATCAAAGTTTGCGATAAGAATAGAACGAAGAGCAGCTGTGTTGTGCTGCTGAAGTATCTTAACTTTTTGTGGTTTAGTTTTTGCATTGCTCACTTTCTGGAGCACTTCATTAATTAACAATTTCATGTATCAAAAGGTGATGAACTACGAAAAAAGAATTCTTGCAACAGATCGTTCAGTTGATGTTCCTTAAAGTATTCTAAAGGAACTTTCTTTCCACTAATATTTATCGAGTTATATTCGTGGAGAATTTTGTCTTCGATTTCTGTTGGAACACAGTCAAAGTCAATCAAGTTACGATTGCGATGGTAGTTAGCAAGTTGTTGAGTTGTAGCACAAAACTCTTCTGGTTTTTGCTCAATCCATTTAGCAACTTTCTTTTGACTGATTGGTTTCTGCCTAACACCAGTTACAAATGTATCATCATCAGATAGAAAATTAGGAATACCATCTGACTTGTCACCTCGCATGACATGTTCCTTGGCATAATGCCAGGGATCATCATTAGCAACAGGTCTTTTTGTAATTGGATTGTACTGTTTTATTCCTGGGTATTTCTGCAATTGAATGAAATCCTTATCCCCAGATAAAATAAGAATTTTGTCCTCGGGTCCTTTGTTCTTACACAATGTAGAGATTACATCGTCAGCTTCAGCACCATGGACTTCTACTACTTTGTAAGGAAAAAATTCTTTGATCTCATCTCTGATCTTGTTCAGCACTTCAAAAATTGCTGACCAGTTATGAGATGATTCTGCTCTTGCTTTCTTTCTACTTGCTTTGTAAAAAGGAAACAGATCTTTCCTCCAGTAGTGTCTGCTATCGTAGGCTAGAACAACTTCACCATATTCTTTGGTGTATTGTTTCTCATAAGAACGAAGACTGGTAAGGACCATATGCCTCACCAGTTTCTCGTTCAATTCACTTTGTTTGATTTGCGCCATCAGGTTACTAATCATAACCTGATTCATATCAATAATAACCATCCTCTTCAGGGTCCTCCTCGTCTACAAAACGTACTGATAAGAGTTCTTCATTTACAACCATACCATCTTCATCATACATTTCTGGATGCTGGGGAAGGTTTGCTCGTGTATTCATGTATGCATAAAGGAAATCATTTGCTGTCCATCCAACTAATCCACCAACAATTCCAAATAAAACCATCAAAATTGTTGCGAATGTAAGAATTACTGCAGTAGTCATAGCATCTTTCCTGTTAGGTAGTGCTCTCCTCCCTCCATGTAAATTCAATTTTACATTGAAATACTTTTTCGAGGAGAGATAAACTGTGATTGAACTTGAACCCCCTCTCTTGTGGAGGAGGTTGTTTCGCCCTCCTGCGAAGCATTAATTCCACACCTTTATTTATCTCAAGATCATCCATTTTTCTTACGAGATTTCACAAGTCCTTTGTCCATCAAATACTTTGCTGTCTGGGTCAGACCTCCCACTGGTTGTCCATCTATAATAACATACGGAAAGCCTTTTGCCAAGGGGTAAGACCGAATAAGTTCTTCTCTAGTCAGGTCTTTACCCACTAGAAAATGCTCGTACTCCAAGTCAGCACGTACCATAAGCTCTTTTACTTTTGTGCAGTAGGTACATCCAGGAATGGTGTAGATAGAAATTTTCATGCGACTTTAAGATTGAGATTAAAAGAAATTGAATAGCGATCTTCCACACTTTTATTTGGAGTAACCTGGTGTAGAAGATGGGAAGGAAACATAATTATCCTACCAGTTTCAGGTGGGATAGTATGCATACTGTCTCTATGTCCATAGAGTTGATGTTCATGAGGAGATCTGAATACTAGATCACCAGAATCTTTAGGAGCACGAATCCACATCACACCAGAATAAAATGAGTGCGGATGTGTATGAGCTACGTTCCAATTCCCTGGTCCATTAATGTTGAACCACATATTATCTAGTTGTAATTGAGTTCCACGATATCCGTTAGCAGAAAACTCTTCAGTAATCTCATGACAACCTGGTTCTATCATCTCCCATATTCTAGTAGCAAGAGGAATAAAGTCAACGTTTTCATGGATATCAGATACTGATTGATAACCACCCATGTTACTCACTACTTCTGTTGGAAACGTGTCTCTGTATTGATGAAAGTATTTGATGTATTCTTCATCTACAAAGTCTTTATCATAAACAGAATATATTACAAGTGGAAACAACTCCATCATATTGTAATCACTCACGCAAATCCTCCTGATTTTTCTTTCTTCTTCTTCGGATCAACAACCTCAATGTGAGATAAGAATTGTTTTGGTGTTTGAAACCACCTAGCTTGTACTAGATCCCAATGTGGATACCATTCAGACTGACCATTAGAAAAGACCATCCTGTAGCTGTGTCTGTCATATGGTTTGGGACAAGTCTCTGTAAAGTACCTGGGATCATTGGGTGGGATCAGTTCGTAAGACATTAAAAAAGGGGTCCGAAGACCCCCAGTATACCACTATTTGTTTTTGTTGTAAAGCTCTTCCAGTTTTTCTCTAGAAAAGTCTACATACATTATCTCTTCACCTGCTTCAGGTGCTTCAGGGTGACGTGGTTTAGGTTTTGCCATCTCTATGTTGATAGATCTAATGTTAGACCACATCATAGCGAAGGCACCACCTGCAATGAGAGCGAAGCATACAAAGTAAAGTGCGAACTCTAAACTATTCATCATGCTTCTTGGAGAGATTGTACTGTGTTATGTAGTTCTCCAATGTCTCGGAGACCCTCAACGCTAAACCAAGGGGAGTTAGCCCAGCTAAATCCTTCACCCATGGTGCTATCGGGTGCAGTGATGTACCAATGACATGCTGTGTCAGGTACATCAACAGCGCACTTACTCCAATCATCCTGCCACTGTGGGACTTGAACCCACATCAATGCAGCAAACATAAAACTGAATAGTGCTTTAATCATTTGTGAGTCTCCGTTTTATGAGGTAATCTAGTGAGAAATTACCCCCACCATTGAGAACGATACATGCTGCAGCTCCCCAGTAAAGAACTAGAAGTTCTAACAAGTAGATATTAAATCCAGATGTAACTAGAGCATGATAAATTGCGAATGATATTGTACCTAGGATTGCCAAGGCACCCAGACGAGTACCGAGTCCAAAGATAACCAACCAACTCCCCACAATCTCGGAGAATGCCGCGAAGTATGAGGAGACGATTGGGAATGGAAGATGCAATGGTCGTACAAATGCATCCGCAAAGTTTTCAATGTTCTCTAGTTTCTCATATCCATGATGGATAAGCATGGTGCCTATCGCTATACGAAGTAGTAAGAATCCTAGAGATTGAATCACAATGCGTTACCACGAGGTAGAACTTCTTCAGGGAATACGAATGACTCATGTGGTTGATCAACTGGTGCCAACCATGCACGTAGTCCTTCATTCAATAGGATGTTCTTGGTGTAGAACGTCTCAAATTCTGGATCTTCTGCTGCTCTGATCTCTTGACTCACGAAATCGTAAGCACGAAGGTTGAGAGCAAGACCAATAATGCCAATAGAGGATGTCCAAAGACCCATAACAGGCACAAAGAGCATGAAAAAATGAAGCCACCGCTTGTTAGAAAATGCAATACCGAAGATCTGCGACCAGAAGCGGTTTGCAGTGACCATAGAATAAGTCTCTTCTTCCTGTGTCGAATCAAACCCCTTAAAGGTATTTGCTTGGTCTCCATCTTCGTATAATGTATTTTCAACTGTGACTCCGTGAATAGCAGATAGCAATGCTCCACCTAGGATACCAGCAACTCCCATCATATGGAAGGGATTGAGCGTCCAATTATGAAAGCCCTGGAGGAAGAGAAGGAACCTGAAAATCGCCGCGACACCGAAGCTCGGCGCAAAGAACCAAGATGACTGTCCCAAAGGATAGATGAGGAATACAGACACGAATACAGCAATAGGACCAGAAAAAGCAATCGCATTGTAGGGTCGGATACCGATGAGACGTGACAGTTCAAACTGTCGGAGCATGAAACCAATTAGGGCGAAGGCACCGTGGAGAGCCACGAAATTCCATAGTCCCCCAAGTTGGATCCACCTGACGAAATCCCCTTGAGCTTCAGGACCCCAAAGTAGAAGAAGAGAATGACCCATAGCATCAGCAGGCGTTGACACAGCCGCTGTAAGGAAATTAGCACCCTCAAGGTACGAACTTGCAAGTCCGTGGGTGTACCAACTCGTAGCAAATGTTGTGCCCGTAAGCCAGCCACCAATTGCAAGATAAGCAGTGGGAAGAAGAAGTAATCCAGACCAACCCACAAAGACAAAGCGATCCCGTTTAAGCCAGTCGTCCAGGATATCAAACCATCCCCTCCGTTGTTGTTGTA